CTATATGTAGTACCTACGGGGGTAAAAACCACAACATCTTGTGGGGGGTAGGGGGGATCGAGAAATCAAATTTTTTTCCAATTTTTCCTTTTGAAGTAGATACAAAGAAACAAGTAGCTACGTAAGGAGTCAAATAGATAAAAGCGCAAGCATGTATGGCGGAGTGGATATACATACCTTCTTTGTAAGCCTCGGTGCGGCGGCTAGGTGCGCGGCTCCGCATAGGTCACTCTGGGGCCGCACCCATCCAGGTATCTACAACTCACTCAATCTAAGCCACTTATTTTACCTCTTGACAGCCGCTTCGCGGGGAGAGTTTCAGCTTGACTTCTATCCTTATATATAGTATGCTTTAACCACTTGGATGATGACTCTTGCGACAACGAGGTGCGTACACAATGGGTACTAACACAAGAAATGTAGAAGAACAAAAGACCGAAAAGGACTCGTCTACGACTTCTAGTGTGAAGACGCCACTTGTGGACGCACTTCGTCGTTACTTTTTTGCAGAAGAAGTTGCTAAAGGAATTGTAGAAACTGATAAAGCGAGTCTGCAAAATTTGATGAATTTGGGCTTTTCTAATGGCTAACATCAAAACAACTCTACGAATGAAGAAAGCTGCTTCGCTCATGGCGTTGGGCATGAAAGACCAAGATATAGCAGATCATATTGGTCTTACACATGCTGGTTACATAACGATGAAGCAGCAGGTAGAGTTCAAAGTAATAGCGCAGCAAATCGCTACAGGAGTTGTTTCTGATTACGAACAAGAGCTTGCAGAAGATCTGAACAATGTAAAAGAGTCTATCAAAGATATGGTGCCGGACGCGATACAAGCAATCGCGGATGCTGTGCGGCAAAAGGTTGATCCAAAGCTACGTTTGACTGCGGCAGAAACAATTTTAGATAGGCACGGCCTTTTTGTTAAAGCAACACGTAATCAGACAACTGCTGAAACGGATGTAGCATCGTTTATTTCTTCGAAAGATGATGATATTGCAGCGAATTTGGCGCAAGCACAGTCAAGTCCTACAATAAATTAAATGGCCCTACAAACCATTTTTGAGGAACAAGCAGAGCAGCAACAGGTCAGTTTTAATGAAGACTTTGAGCAGTGGCGACTTATTGACCCTAAAAAGCTTACAAGCGACAAAGAGAAACGTATAGCTTACCGTTTAAACTCCCTCGGCTCTTTCTACTTCTTCTCAAAAGTAACCCTTCACCACAATCGTTTTGTCGATCATTTCCATAAACCTCTTGCAGAAAGTATAGAAGGGTATCACTTACAAAAAGTGATAGAAGTCCCGCGCGATCACTTCAAAACAACACTATTCTCTGAATCCGCCCCTATGTGGTGGAGTTTGCCGTTTACAAGTGTAGATGAAGATTACATGCGCGCGTTAGGTTACAGTGACAATTTCATTAATTGGATGAAACGCGCACACGACCGCGATACAAACACTCTAGTAATCTCCGAAACAATAGACAATGCAATCAAAATCGGAATCCGAATCAATAATCACTATACTAATAACTCCCTCTTTAGGAACTTGTTTCCGGAAATATTGCCTGATGAGCAGTGCAAATGGACGGAAAAAAGTATGGCTCACAAGCGCACGAAGGATTCGGTTAACGGTGAAGGGACATTTGATTTCTTGGGAGTTGGAGGAGCATTACAGTCTCGTCACTACAAGCGAATGATTGAGGATGATCTTGTAGGTAGGAAAGCTCTCAAGGGTGATACAGTAATGAATGATACGATAGAATATCATAAATTACTTGTCGGTGCGTTTGATTCGTCGGGAGATGATAAGCTTGTAGGTAATGATGAAATTGTAGTAGGTAACAGGTGGTCTGAAAAAGATTTAAACCAATGGATGCGCGATAACGAAGATCACTTCGAGATTATAAATCACTCCGCTTTAGGCGGTTGCTGCAAAGCACATCCTTTAGGTAAAATTCTTTTTCCAGAAGAGTTTACTCTTGAGAAACTTGAAAAGTGGAAGAAAAGACTTGGCCCTTACCTATTCTCGTGTCAGTTTCTAAACGATCCTGTAGCTCCCGGCGCAACACGTTGGACAGAAGACCTTCTTAACTACTACGAATATGGACTTGGTGATGAGAAATTTGATAAGAACGGCAACAAATACAGACCTGTCAAACTCGTTCACGAAACCAAGAACGGCAAAATCATCAAAGATGTGTGGCCGCGTGAACTCCTTATTTCAATGGTTGTTGATCCTAACCACTCTGGCTCCGACGGTTCTTGCCGCCATGCTATTACTGTCACCGGACTTTACAAGCCTTTGGGGCGTTTGTACCTTCTTGATTGTTTTGCTGAGTCTGTGGGGTATGAACAGCTTGTTGAAAAGATTTTTGAATGGGCAGAGAAGTGGAGCCTGAGAAAAGTTTGGTTAGAAACAGTTGCGGCACAAAAGTATTTGAAGTTTCACCTAGACCAGAAAATTGCCACACTACCTTTCGACAAACGTTTCAAGATCGAGCCACTTAAAACTGAGAGAACCGAAAATGGCAAAGCTCTCCGAATCGAAGCAATGGATCCTTTCTACTTCAACAACCAATTCTTCTGCTCGCGGCATGATACAAAGTTCGTTGAAGAGTTCCGTAAGTATCCTGTCGGCAAAACAGTGGACATACTCGACACCTTGGGTTACGCTCCACAGACGTGGGAGAATGTGGCTAATGCTGCTGACGTGAAAGCTTTTGTAGAAAAACAAAATGCGGCAAATCCGTTCGCGCATCAAGTTGTGAGTCAACAAGGACGTAGTGAATTGACCGGCTATTAGAAAACTACTTTTGAAAAAGGAGCTTTTAACGATGAAGAAAATTGTAGCACTTTTAATTTTGAGTTTGATAGGCTTTACAGGTTGTACAAAGAAACCTGTAATAGCCTCAACACCTTCTGGACAACCGCCGCTTGTGGTTAATGCGAGAGATACTCTCGCTGCCGCATCGGGGTTTGTAGCGAACGCGCAAAAGCAATACGCGAAAGAATGTGTAACAGATCCTACACAAGAGAAGTGCAAATACATTAATCAAGCTGTGAGCGGCATTAATGCTACTATAACCGCAGAAGAAGCCTACTGCGGATGGAGTGCGGCAACAGCTTCGCAGAATCCGCAACCTCCTTGCGTCCCTGTAGCTACTGCCGCTGACGGTCTTAACGCAGCTATCGCCAACCTAACTCAGTTTGTCAACCAACTAAAAGGAGCTATTCAGTGAATACTTTAACTGCTATTCAGCTTTCGTTACTTCTTTTGGAAGGTGTTCTGTCAAGTTTCAAGTCAGGCAAAATTGAACTGCCTACAGAAATCATTGAAGATATTCAAGCAGCGATTACTAATTTGCAGAAATACGCCGGTACTGATGTAACTTTTGCACAACTTGAGGCGATGAAACTTACTCCTCAGTGGTAAGAGAATTAAAATGTGGCCACCAGAAACAGGGCATGATTGGGAAAAGTTAGAAAGTCCTGAAGCACGTATAGAACGTGGTAAAGGTTATCAAAACTTTATGCGTACTATACGTGTTGAAAGGATGTTTGCCTGTGAGCGTTGTGGAGTAGAACACAATCAAGAACGCCAGCAAGAATGGTTACATATACATCATATTGTTAAAGCTAAAACAGCTAGACATTTAAGATTTGAGCGATCAAATATAAGATTGCTTTGTCAAGCTTGTCACAAAATAGAAGAAAGGAATTCAGCATGAGCGTCGATGTAGTAAAACTCTTCCGTCCACAAGTAGGCGATATTATAATTGTGGACTTTAACAAAGTGAATACGACACAGATTGAGAATGCTGTAAAAGATTTGAAGGTTCCTGTTGTAGCGGTGCACGATATTAATACGATTAAATTGTTTGGACTGCGCGAGCAGGCAGATCATTCACAGCAGTTAGCGGAGCTACAACTTAAACTTGATGTGGCAGAGAGAGAAGTTCTTCGTTTGAATCGTATTATTAAAGATGATATGGTTCCCAAAGCTCAAGCTGTGCCGCAGCCGCTGGCTGTAGGTAATCTTGTACCTAAAACGGTGCCGGTTACAACACCAACAATTACAGGAACTTCAACTACAAAGTAAATGTATCCGATAACTCCAACCCCGGTTCGTCTTGGCAAAGACGCTGACAGCGTTTTGGAAACGTATGTCAAAGACAATATTCGTGCTATCAAAGACTCTTTGAGTGTGTTGCATGAGTCCAAGATAACGAAATGGCGTCGCCTTTCCAAAGGGCAACCGCAAACAGAAAAGAAAAATTTCCCATGGCCGAACGCATCTAACTTGGTAGTACAAATCATAGGAACCTGTACAGACATTCTTAAAGCTGCTATAATGGCTTCTATATGGGATGTACTACCAATTTATCACGCATCGCTTGTTGGAGAATGGGATGAGAAAGAACTTGGCGAAGAACAGCGTAGTGCTGTAGAAGAAGCGATGAACTACTTCTCTTCCGAACAGGAAGAGTTGGACCTTTACAGAGTTGAAAGTTTGTGGTTCGGAGAAGCTATAAATTTTGGTACAAGCTTTGTAAAGGCGCCATTTGAAAAGCTAATGGAAGTTCAGATGGTTTCTCTTGATGGTACAAACACAAGCGTCCCTAAAGAGATTACAAAGAAACATGGCCCAACACCTGTAAAGCTTCCTTTTGAGGATATGGGATACGATACGAAAAGCTCCACTCTCGAAGAATGCCGTTTCAAGTATCACATTGTCAAACTTTCAAAGTATGATCTTGAAGAGAGAGCTTTTAAAGGTATCTACGATAGAGAAGCAGTAAACAAGATTCTTGGAAATTATGATACTCCTACTTCTTCTGGCGCACAGGAACAGCGCCAGCAAGATCAGGGAGTAACTGAAACAGCCGCACCTTCAAACGCAGAGTATTGGATATACGAATGTTGGTTCCCCTACTTCCATAACGGCAAACGTTATAGAATGATTTATTCTTATCATTATAGAAGTAACACAAAGATGCGCGCGATCTTCAACTTCTATCCCGATAATGAAGAACCTTTTAGAATGGCAAGATTAGGATATGACGATGATGGAATCCTCGGATACGGCTACGCAGAAATGCTTGAACATTACCAAGAAGAAATCGCCACAAAGCACAACCAGCGCAACGATGCCGGAACTCTACGAAATACTTCCATTGCAAGAGTTAGTAGAGCCTCGAAACTTGACAGTATCTTTTCGTTGTATCCCGGAGCTGTAGTACCCGGTGAACAGAACGAAATAGAAATTATGAACTTGGGAACGGCAACAGAATCTACTGTTCCTGAAGAACAAATGTCTCTACAACTCGCAGAGCGTCGTGCTGGTATTGACATGGGTATTCAAGCTTCTGGCGGAGGTACACAAAATCCTCGAAAAGGTGTGTACAGTGCGATGGGTACATTCTCCGTTATGCAGCAGTCAAACAAGCGCAGCAACTTGCGAACGACCGACATGCGCTATTCCCATATTTCTTTAGGAAGGCTGGTACTAAAACTCTATGCAACCTTCGGCCTCGGAGACAAGGGGAGAATTTTTGGTAAGAACGAAAAGCACTTGGTTAAAGCCTTGGAAGCGGTTAAGAGCGGAAGACTCAATTTTCCTGTTAGAGCATCTACAGCCTCAATTAATAGGGAACTTGAAAAACAAAACGATATGTTGCTTGTCAACGTGTTACGACAGCATCATATGGGGGTCGCTCAATTAATGCAGTCGGTAACAGGAGGGCAATTACCTCCACCTTTAGCAAAATACCTAGTCAAAACTATTCGTTCTTCCGATGCTTTAATGCACCAAGTTCTACGTAACTTTGGTCACGACGATACTTCAAGACTTTTACCTGACAACGATTTGGTAAAAGCTTTAAACGAGTTTGAACAAACACTTCCTTCAGAGGAAGAAATTGAAAGGAGTAAGAGCTATGGCAGCACAGGATCAAACACCAACAGTACAGGAAATGCAGGAGAGGGCGGAGGGAACTCCGGCAATAACAGCATTCCAACGGTTAATGCAACACAGACAACTTCTAGTGAGTCTATGCCAACATCCGGGGTGGCAGGCATTCCAACAGTATCTAATGGAGTTAGATGAGGCATACGACATCATGTGTCTCAACGCTCCAAAGTTGAATAATGTTGATAATGCTAAGAATGCTTTGCTAGAACGTAGACTTCAAATAAGAGAGTTTTTACATATGTTTAGGAATATTAAAGATAGTAATAAAGATTCACAGGCGGTGGCGTAATGGCATTTGGAAAAACTACAGAACAAATTCTTGCGGAAGAGTTTCCGGGTAAGACGAAAGAACAAATCAAAGAGATGCTTGCGAGCTTTGATGCGATCAAAGCTAAAGCTGACAAGCTTGATACTACAGAAGCTAGTCTTTCTAACATTACGGGAGAGCTTGCACAGACAAAGACAAAGCTTTTGGAGATTGAAGCTGGTAAAAGAACACAGCAAACTCAAACTACTACTACTGTTGAACGTCCCGATTGGAGTGAAGATGCTGATGCCGCATTTAACGATAGGGTTAAACCTCTTGTTGGTATGAGTCTTTCACTTCAAGCGGAAGTTATCTACGACAGAGTTGTTAACAAACTTGAACGAGAAGACCCTTACTTCCCTAAACTCCGCAAGGAGTTTGATGAAATGCTTACAAAAGACACAAATCTTGCGAATAAAGCTTCGCAGGTATACGTTGAAAATTGTTACAACGTAGTGTTTGCACGTCACCGTAACGAGATTATGCGTGATGTAAAAGCGGGAAGCGGCGAATACTTCGTAGAAACTGGACGAGGACAAGGTAATAATCAGACTCTTGATAGTAATAATCGTCCCGATCCTACAAAAACTCTCACAGAAGAAGAAAAACGCGAAGCTGCAAAGTTTGGGCTTACACCGGAAAAGTGGATGGAAACACGTAACAAAATCAAATTCGTAGGAGGCACGATTCAAACAATGTAATTTGTTTGAATAGAATACTTTTATGTCAAATCCTTTACCAACTCCTACACCGAAACAAGTTATTGATGCGGCAGCTTCGATAGGTATTGAGCCGCAAGCGACTACTACGAACGTGAATACTTCTGCGGGACAGACAAATATTCCTAGTGTAGTAGGTTCTCAACCATCTTCAAACAAGCCACTTCATCCACAATTTCAAAGTGCTACTGTTGTAGAGTCTGTTCCTATGGAAGATGGTTTCACTCGTCCCATGACAGAAGATGAGATTCTACGGATGCCGGGGCTAGAAGCTCGTTCTTTTAATTATAGTGGTGACGAAGTAAAAGTTCTACCAGTCAATCATAACTACGTGTTGAGATGGGTTCAATGCGGCGATTATCGCGGAGCAGGTACAAATTGGCTCGCAAAGCAGATGGCTCGCGGATTCGAGTACGCAACGCCAAAAGACCTACAACCTGAATACGCTGAGAAATTCAAAGCAGATGCACTAGGTCACTTGGTTATACCTCCTGATCTTGTTCTAATGAAGATTCAAGCACGTACTTACTACGGGTATTTGAAAGCTAACATGGTTGAATCTATGGATCGAATCTCTGATAAAGGTGCGCTTAATCGCGCACAGAAAGTTGCCGCATCCCAGATGAGAGCAGAAACTTTGCCGGGCGATCTTGGTAAAAATGATACAAACAACAACCCTGTTAAAAACTTTAACAACAACTTGCAATGCGACAAAGCAGCATTCTACGATCCAACGGCAGGGAGATAATCATGGCTAAATATAGAAAAAAGCCTGTAGTTATTGAAGCTGTTCAAACTCAAGAAGAAGTTATTATAGAAACTCTTGAAGGAAATATGAAAGCTAATCCGGGTGATTGGATTATTACTGGAGTGAATGGTGAACGTTATCCTTGTAAACCAGATATTTTTGAAAAGACTTACGAATTAGTAAGCTGAGACTACAAAGACTTCTTTTTAGAGCTATGTAAATTTTGAAGGGAGAATAAAACAGATGGCATCGGTTTTGTCAGACCATATTGAAATTCATTCGGTTTACACTGTTAGTGGCAACACTCCCCAAACTCGCGGCGATATTACAGAACAAGCATCACAGACTTTTCTTAAGGGAACTCCTGTGATGCTTAATTCAGGTAATATTAAGGTTTGGGATACTCTTGTTACTATTCCTGCAACAGCAGTCGCGGGGATTGCAGGAATAGTTCTAAACAACGGAGCAAACTTAGCTTCTTCTGGACTCGGTGCGCCGGGCGGCGGAGGTGTAGGTAATTTGACTGGAGTTAAGCCTCCTGGAACAAGTTTAACTTTTGGAAAGATTCCTTTCCAAGCTTCCGCAGTTAACATTATTCCAGGTTCACCAGTCTCCGACGGTAGAAGTCTTATCGAAGTAGCAAATGCGGATACTATCTTTGAAGCGCAGTTTGATGATAACGGTGGTACACCTGCTAATGCAGTTACTAACAAAAACATGATTGGCAAACAATTTGGTCTTACGCTAGATGCTTCCGGTCATTGGTTTGTTGATTTTGCCAAAGTGACAGTCCCTGGAAATACAGTTGTCACAATCGTTGATCTTAACCCTCTCGACGGAGCTATTCAGAATGGTCGAGTATACTTTAAATTCCTTTTGGGAATCTGCCAGTTAGCTCAAGCCTAATAGCTTGTAACCAATTTTACGCAGCTATGGCTGCGAGATATAGGAGAAAGCTTTATGACAATGGTTCGCGCGGGCTTCTCGCAGCTCATGGCGGTAGGTGCTCACGCTTTGTTCGTAGAATGGCTCGACACTTTCATACGTGATTTGGAGTATGATAAAGTGTTTAATATGGAGACAAGCACAAAGCAAATGGAGACAGAGATACAGTTTGCTGGCTTGCCACCGATGCCGGAAAAGACAGAGAACGCTCCTACGGAATACCGGGATGGTATTCAGGGTGGCGCTATCAACTATGTTAATCTAACCTATTCTTTAGGTTGCCGCACTTCATGGGAACTTTTGGAAGACGATCAGTACGGCGTTATTAAACAAGTGCCTAAAGCTATTGCGCGTTCGGCACAGTACACACAAGAAGCGGTTCCGTGGAACGTTTTTAATCTAGGTTTCACTTCTTTGACTACTACTGACGGTGTTAGTTTGTTTAACACGAGTCACCCTCTCCTTGGAGGCCCAATTTCTACAACGCTCGCACCTGGTCTAACGAACGTTATAGCTAGTGCCGGTACGTATCCCAACAGACCCTCACCTGATGTTGACCTCTCTATAACAGCTTTACAACTGATGAACAACCAGTTTGAAAGAATGCCCGACTCGCAGGGTATTCCTATCGCCGTACGTCCTAGAGAAATCTTGATACCGCCGGAACTTCGTTTTATTGCGACCGAGCTTTTAGGTTCTCCCGGTAAACCGTACACAGGAGACAACGAGATCAATGCACTTCTACCGCTTGATCTTTCTTTCCGTGTAATCCACTGGTTTACTTCTCAAAGTGCTTGGTTCGGAGTAGCGGATAAGGCGAATCATCAGTTGAAGTTCTTTTGGCGGTACAAGCCAGATAACGCATACGATGATGATTTTGATACCGGGGCTATGAAAACTAAGTCCACTATGCGTTTTAGTGCAGGTGCTACTACATGGGTTGGAACTTGGGGCAGCAACGGGCCATAAGTGATTGAAAACAAAGCACTTAGCCCTCTTGACAGCCGGGAATTAGCGGAAGCTGCTAAAACTTCGCACTCGTAAGAGTTGCGATAGAGGGTACAGAGTTTCTTACATAGCTCTTTCTCTGTACCCTTTTTACAAGGTTTAGGAGTTCAAAATGGCTTTAATACGTGGCTATATTCAACACAAATATCACTACTGTGGTATCTGCGGTGACAGAACTCCTTTATCACAAATGCGTTATCAAAGAGGTATTTTGGTTTGTGAAGCAAAATGTCTTGATAAGGGAGTTTTTCCCTCGGTAGGAGACAGAGATAGAGAGATAGCTCGCTTAGTAGCTTCCTACACTGACTCTAAAGAGCTTCAACCTGATAGAATGCTTACGGAAGCTTCGGTACAGCAAGATGATGATGTGAGTTTCAAAATTTGACTTTTAACCTTTTTCTGAACCGCGTTGCTAGCGCACATGAATACTAGCAAGAAAGAGTTTTATGAACACTCAAGGTAGATTTGAGATGGATACCCCAATGACGGATGGGGTATTTGGTATAACAATAGACAGTATTAACCAGTTCGGTGCGGGAGCTACCACAACAAAAACAAGAACGGCTAAAGGTAATTATGCTCTCATAACCACTGCTGCGGCAGCTAGTGCTGTTTATGCTAGTAGTTTTGAGGGGCTTTTGTTTAGAATAGGTATGTTGCCTTTTCTGCAACAGCAGTTTGGTACTGCTGCTGGAGTAGCTGGGCCTACGGCTGTAGCTAATACTTCTTCTCCTGACGCACAGGTTGGAGCACCGCCGCAGACAGGAACAAGTCTTTTGACTCCTGCTACGGGTTTTATTCCAAAAGGAATAAAGATTACAGATATAACTCTAAAATACTCCATAACTGGCCAAGCACTTACAGCGCATACTATAGGACTTTCAAAAACAGTTTTTGCTAACAATGCGGCACTTGTTATTACAGATATTTTAGCTAACGCTAACAACGGTCTTGCTACAGCTACGCAGGCTAATCCTTATGTTACTAAAGTTCCTCTAGTAACTCCAGTTTTTCAAGTAAGCGATTTAGCCGATTTGTGGTTAGAGATTGATATAACTCAACAAGCTGCCTCTGTGTATAGTCTTTTTGGAGCTTCTATACATGTTGCATTTAACTACAATTAACTTTTGAACTGTTTTTAGGAGAAGTGTTTTATGGCCGGAGAAATTCAAATAGCGGGTAATTTTGTTGGAACAGGAGTATTGGCTTCTGGAGGTCAAGTAACTACTGCTGCGTCGCAAACATCAGGAGCGGGTTTAAATGTTCCTCCAGGAACTCCTCCTACATCTCCTATTCCGGGGGATATATTTAATGATACTACTAGAAAGAACTTAGGAATTAGTGGTATTGCAGGAGGAAGCCCGGTGTGGTTGTTTGGATGTGTGCAAACACAGCCGCAACAAACTAGCTTTCTACTACCTGTAGGAAGTCCTTCAACAATTTGTAGTTTTAATGCTTTGGACGCAGGAATTTTGAGTTCGGTAGGAAAAAGACTAATAGTCACTGGTAGTGGAATGTTTTCTACTGCTTTAGGAGAAGTTCCTACTCTTACTTTGAAATTGTTTTTATTGACCAAAGCATTGATAACTATAACTACTGATGCTTTTACAGCTTCTTTGACGGAGCAACCTTTCAAGTTTCATTTTGAAGTTTTGACGCAAACAGCGGGAGCTTCTGGAGTTGTAAGGGCTACGGGCATACTGCACATTAACACTGCTGCTGGAGTGGTTAAAACTTACATATATTCTCCAAACAATCCCACAACAGCTATAGACTTAACTAGCCCCGGTGCGCCGTTGATACAAGCTATGGCTAACGTTACACAACTTACCAGTATTACAATTAATGAAACTTCTTTACACATAACAAATTAGGAGAAAGAAAGAATGGCTTTTAAAGTTTTGGTATCGGGCGGAAGCAAGAGCTTTACGCCGCATTGGTTTGATGAAAGTAATAGCTCTTTGACTCTGCCTACGGGAACAACTGTTTCTGTTAACACTTCAGATTTTAATATTGGAACGGCAACGATGAGTGGGGACAATGTTGTTTTTACTCCACAAGGAACTAACACAGGCAATGTTTACATTAACTGTATAGCTTCTCTTCCCACAGGACAAGATGTTTTTGCTTCTATTCTTGTACACGTAACAGACAATACTACCGAAACAACTGATTATGGGACTTTTTCAGTTGTTTAAAAGAGGTCTTTGTGGCTAACGATTTCACAGCTAATCCGTGGTCGATAGATGCGGTTTTTGCCGCACCAATAGCAAAAAATCATATTACGAATAATATGATTTACATAAAATCTATTACTTGGAGCGATATGGCTGCGGGGGCATCGTTGTTGATGCAGGATAGAAATAGTAAACCTATTATTGATTCTGTCTCTGTAACAGCTAATACTACAGTGATTGTAAATAACCCTGGTTGGGTTTTGGGAATGCAAGTTCCTACGCTTTCATCAGGAAAACTTTCAGTGGTAGTTTCAAAATAAAGACTTTATGCCTCAAGTAGAACTCACATATAAGGGCTTGTGGAAAGGGATAGATACCAGTCTGCCAGAGACTGATATTGACCCTGCTGCAAGTCCTTTTATTAACAATTTTATTCTACGTAAGGGGGAGATACGTTCACGTTTTCGTCTTAGTTCTATTTGTCCGGCACCACCAGACAACACTCCTGTGCTTGGACTCACAAGCTTTGTTGACAGTAACGGACTTGTACATACTGTAGCTATAACACAACTTGGAGTTTATCAACTTAGTTATGCTTTTTCAAGTTTGAACTATCAAGGTAATCCTTGGTTAGTCATATTTAATTTTACTTCTAGCCAAACAACAGCACCATACGCACTAGGAAATTTTCAAAATAGCATCTTTTTTAGTAACGGCTCTCCTAACACTTGGCAGTGGAATGGAATCAGTAACGTTGTTACTAATGTAGGGAATCTTGCCGCAGGCGGCACGGTAGGAGCTTTGTATTTGATGGAACTTGCGGGAAGAATTGTTCTTGCAAGCACAGTAGAAACTACAGGCTCATTTCCCTTTCGTGTACGTTGGAGCGCGGTCAATCTAGCAAG